AGATCATTTTTGATATATCCAATGTTGAAGCTCTACATGAAGATTTTAAAGATAAAGTAGATACTGGTGACAAGTTATTCAAAATGGGGTACGCTGCAAATGAAATTAATGCTCGTTTGCAGTTGGGGTTTGATTCAAAACCCTGGAGGAATTTCTGGTATGTTCCTTCCAACACAGTTAAAGTTTTGCCTGATGGTACAATTGATTTGATGGGAGTAAACCCTGCATTGGGGCCAAAACTTCCGCCCAAAGAGGAACCAGAAGAGCCGAAAAAGCCCAAAGAAGAGCCGGAAGAGTCGGAAGAGCCAAAAGCAGTAGTAAGTAAAGACGGATTTACATTTGAAGAGGAAGAAGCGGCAGGGAAAAGGTGGCGGGAAATTTTTGGTGGGGCTGAATTACTTCAATGGGAATTTGAATCGAAGATCCGAAGGGTTTTCTTTGATATGAGAAAGAAGACTTTAAAACTTTTGAATATCAAAGCTGCAAAAGATGTTGAGACTGAGGAGTATATGGAGGAACGTAGAGATTTAATCGTTTTTACAGTTCCAATATACGAAAGAGCTTTACGATATGGAGCATCAACTCTTGCGGCAGAAATTAATGTAAGTTCAGGGTTTAGTTTAAGCGATGCTTTGATCATTTACTATTTAACCAACATTCCCCTTAGATTAACCAGAGTTATTGACACGATCAAAGATGATATACGAAAACAGTTACAACAAGGTGCTGCTAAAAATGAAACTGTTGATGAACTTGCAGGTAGATTTAGGGGAGTGTTTGCAAGTGCTACAAAACGAGTATCGACTATTTCCACAACGGAAATTAGCCGTGCTTTGAATTATTCAAGAAGTATTGAAATGCAACGATCAAATTACAAAATGAAAATTTGGTTCACTGCGTTGGATGAAAAGGTACGACCAACGCATAGAAAGATGCACGGGTTGAGTATTCCTATTGGACAGTCATGGGTGTTAGGAAGTGGATCAACATTAAGATTTCCAGGTGATCCAATGGGTTCTGCTGCAGAAACTATTAATTGTAGGTGTATTGAATTAATTGATACAAAATCATAGGAGGATAAAATGTCTTACAAAATTTTAGATAAAGATGGTGCTCCATTACAAAAAGATGGAAAACAACTTTTTGCATCTGATCGTGTTGGATTGGTTAAATCTGTTGATATGGAAAGCAGAATTCTTGTTATTACAGGAACAGATGAAACTCTGGACAGAGATGGCGATGTAATTAGTGTTAAGGGATGGGTAATGGATAATTTTTTGAAAAACCCTGTATTCCTTTATGCTCATGATTACCATTCTGTTCCGATTGCTGCTGCTGTTAAAGTTGTGCGTAGGAAAAATCCGGACAGGCTTGAATTCCATGAAAAGTTCCCGTCGAAAGGCATTTACCCTTTTGCAGATATGATTTTAGAACTTTTTAGAGAGAAGATTTTAAATGCTTCCTCTGTTGGATTTATACCTATAGAATGGGAGCCTTTAGATAAGGACGCAGACCCTAATGGATGGAATGGAAGGAAATTTACAAAACAAGAACTTTTAGAATTGTCTGCTTGTCCTGTTCCGTCCAATCCGGCGGCAATTCAAACTGACGCTTACATTAAAGCGTTTAATGGAAAGAGTGTTGCAGAAGTTGTTGAAGAGTTGAAAGGCCAAGTAAAAGAAGATGATGTTTTAAATGAGTTACTTTCGGGAAAGAGTGTTGAATTTGAAGAAGAAACCGGAGTAATTCACCAAGTTCCTAAAACTTTTGAATTGGAGGATAAAGAAATGGAAGAGTTGAAAGAGTTATTGAAAAGTCTTTCTGACAAGTTGATTGAGATTGAAAGCAAAATGGCAACTATGGAAAAACTTGCTGACGTTGACACCAAGTTGGCTACTTTAGAGAAACTTTCTGAAATTGATGGGAAACTATCTTCTCTTCAGGAATCTATCAATAAACAAGCACCCAGTCCTCCCGACAATGGGGCTAATGAAGAAGGGGAAAAAGGACTTTCGGAAGATGACGCCAAAGTCTTAAAAACGATAACTGAATCTTTAAAGCAGGCTATAAGCTCGCTAAAAATCTAAAGGAGAAATTAAATGGACCCTATTAAAGAATTAGAAGGTTTGGTAAAGGATTTGGCCCTCGCTACTGGTTCTGTTGGTGATATTAAACAGAAACAGGAAGAGATCGAGGCTAAACTGGCAAGTTATGAGGAGCTGATGAAGCGCGGTTTTACTCTTCCTCAAGCTCATCAGGGAATGAACCCCGAAGAGCTGAAAGAGTTTTTTGGTTCTTATGAGCAAGCTCGACAGGGTAAACGCTTGATGGAAAAAATTACTGGTACTGGTCACAAAATGGACGAGCCTACTCGCCTGGAAGTGGCTAAGTACTTCGTACTTTTCCTGCGTGCTAATGTTTTACAAGATCCTGTCGCAATGCAGAAATTGCGTTCCGAGTATGGAACTAAAACCACTACGACTGATGTCGGTGATCCTGGCAACGTGTTTGTCCTTCCGGACATTGTTGATTCCGAGATTCTTCACTATGCTCGTGAGTCTTCGATAATCCTGCAGTTTGCTCGCATGTGGGATATGACTTCTAACAAGCAGTCTTTCCCGGCTGAAATTGGTGCGGCTGCGGCTTATTGGGGTAACACCACCCTTGAGTCTAACCCCGAACTGTCCGAAGTCGAACTTGAGAACCTGGAGTTGTCTGCATACTCCGTCGTTCGTAATGATAGTATGCTTGACGCTCGTTCCGACATCGTTTCCTGGTTGGCTGAGGCTTTGGCCGAGGCTGTTGGTATGACTTTGGATGACGCTGGTTTTAATGGTACTGGTGCCGGTTCTTACGGTGGTATTTCTGGTTTGCTTTCCGCCGCCTGCGGTTACTCCGTTACCATGTCTGGTTCTACTATGTTTAATCAAATGTCTGGTGATCATTTGTCTCTTATGATTGCCAAATTGGACGGTCTGCGGAAACAGGGTGCCCGTTATTTCATGTCTGGAGCTATTCTGCATTATGTCCGGACTCTGAAAGATTCTCAAAATCGCCCGATTTTCATGGATGGTCATATTGGCGCGGGTGTGCCTGGGACTATTTATGGGTATCCGTATTCTGAGGTAATCAAAATGCCTGCAACTACTGCTGCTAATACCCCCTTCATTGTATTTGGTAATATGAAGGGATTTGGTCTTGGTCGTAGAGTTCAGAATTCTGCCCTTCAGGTAGATCCTTACGGTCTCTGGACTACCAACCGGACTCGTTTTAAGATTTACAATCGGTGGGCTTTGAAGGTTGCACAACCTAATTGTTTTGTCCGATTGCTGACTAATGCGTAACCTGTTGGTATAAAAGAGTGGTGGGGGAGGGTTCCCGGCCTCCTCCCTCTCCCACCAAGGTACATAAGGAGGCCGTGGCAAAATGGAGGCCCAAGATGCCAGTATTAAAAAGAAAAGTTATTCGTCAACCAGAAGGTGTATTTATTGAGGATCAGAATGAAACCACGAAAACCAAAACCGTGTCGGTAATTCCAACGCAATCTTATCTTATCTGTGACAATTGTGGAAAAGATTTAAATTTACGACGAGATCAACCAACTACTATTGAATGTAGTCAATGCGGGTGTCCTGGATTTCATACCTCAATGGAGTTTACAATTGAGTGTGTGAATTGCTCAAATAAGGTAGACGTAAAGAATAAATTTTATGGATACTGCGAAAAATGTCAAAACAAGATTTGGGCAACCGTTTAAAGCTACATTGGGCACGCAGAATTGATGTTGAACTTGTTGGGAACTCTTATGGCTACACAATTCATAACAAGAGTTTACATGATGCGGTAGCCAAGTTGGTCGATATATCCGATGAGGCAAGGGATTCTGTGATAATCGCCTCCCCGGACTTGTATAAGCAGCCAGTTGAAGGAAAAACCAACTGGCTGTTTACCATGAATGAAGCGTCAACTCTCCCTCAGTTCTGTGTTGATAATATAAACAAAGCAGATTACTTATTTACACCTTCCAAATGGTGTAAAAATCTGCTTGCAAAATACTTCCCTTCTCAAAGAATCCATGTGGTGAACCACGGGGTTTCTCCTCTTTTTGAATTCAAGAAAAGAAAATTTCCAGTAGGTAAGCCTTTCCGTTTCTTGTGGGTTGGAGCTCCTAATCCAAGAAAAGGATGGGAAGAGATTATCCATGTTTGGGATGATGTGTTTAAGAATGTCAATTCAGTAGAACTTTATGTCAAAACTACTGGTTCAGGCAAAATTGAAAGTAAAAAGAACCTTATTTTTGATAGTAGTAATATGTCTCTACATGAATTAATAAAACTATACCAGTCTTCTCATTGCTTTTTGTTTCCCACGCGTGGGGAAGGGTTTGGCTTGACTCTTGCAGAAGCAATGTCAACAGGTATGCCATGTATTGCTACAAACTATTCTGGTGTAACAGATTTTTTTGATAGTAGTGTGGGTTTTCCTGTTCGATACAAATTAGGAAAAACAGAACAGCAATTTATTGGTTCTTTTGATAAAGTAGAAACAGAATGTGCGTTTCCTGATATTGATGATTTGTTTCGCAAGATGAGTTTTGTAATCGGTAATTACCGAAAGGCTTTAGAGTTGGGAAAGAAAGCAAGCATAAGAATTAGGAACCACTTTACTTGGGAAAAGTCAGCGGAATCTTTAGTCGAGGCCATAAATAATGTACACGCATCCTGATATACAAGGTTGGATGTCCAACGAAGAATTACAATGGTTATATGACGCAGCCAGAGAACGAAAACGAATCGTGGAAATCGGTTGTTGGAAGGGGAGGTCTACTCATGCCTTACTTTCAGGCTGCAACGGTGTTGTATATGCTGTGGATCATTTTAGAGGTAATCCTTCTGAAATAGATGGGGCTCACGAAGAGGCTAAGACAACTGATATTTATGAAATATTTGAAAAGAATGTCGGAGTGTTTAGCAATTTGTTTGTTATTAG